ACTGGGCGTTGAACTTCACTCCAAGCTGCGTGAGTTTCACGTCACGTTCAAGGCGGGCTTCTTGCAAGTCTTCCGGGAGGATGATGTTCATCCATGGAATGACTTTTTCGGTGGGCCAGTTGATTTCGTATATCCAGCGGATAAGCTGGTTGATGCTGGACTCAATCATCGCGGCATCGTCAATGGCGAGGTCTGCGCGCACGTCGTTGTGCACGGTCGCCATGGCCTGGGTGCCGCCCGAACTTGTCTGCTCTGTGGTTAGAGTCTCTCCGAGCCACGCCTTGCTTATTTCGGAATCTGCCCACTGAACGAGCTTGCTGTGGATATCGCTTCCTGTTCCTGCGGGCGGAGAAAGAAGCTCGACGGAGCCCGTGTTCGGGAATACCGCCACGGAGTCCTGTACAAGCCCGGAGAGCATCTTGAGGAATGTGTTCTGGTCTTTAAGGGTTGTCCCTGCGGGGACCTTGCCCAACGCCTTCGGGATGCCGTACTTTTCGACGAACAACATCCAGAACTTGAGACCGCCCTTCTTGAAAGTGAGAGGCCAGAAGCAACGGGAATAGACTGGATCACCGTATGGATTGCTTGCGGTGGGGCGGTTGCGGGTGACCAGGAATTTCTTGTCGGGAACTTGCGAACGGTTTGCGGTTTTGTCCTGGAAAAGCAGTTTGCCGTCGTCGTCGAACTTGAACCATTCCTGCGGTCGGTCCTTGATTTCGGTGGGCAATATGAGCGTTCCCATTTCTGTTTCTACCGCGTTCCACACGATTTCGTGCACGGCGTAACCGTAGCCGATGGCTTCGAGCATCTGCGATATGGTGTCCCGGAATTCGAGGTTCCAAAGGTATTCTTCCAGCATCTTCGCCTTTTTGGCATCGCCCTTGCTCCCGTCGATTGTCCAGGGGCGGCTCGTGATGGCGGCGAAGCGCTTGTTCTTTACTGAGGAGAGGTGACTGTCAACGAAGTTGCGGTAAACCTTGATGTTGCCCCCCTTCGCCTTGAGGATAGGGTCAGGGTTTGGCAGGTAGTCTTCGCCCGAAACGAATGTGGCGAGCGCACGGGTGGCCACTTCGGTCGCCAGGCGGAGTTTTTCGCCATCTTTTTTGTTGTTTTCGGTGCTTTTTTTATTTTTTTTGCTCATGCAATCCTCGGTCTGTTTCTAATCTCGTTGAATCGCCGTTCAAATTCGTTGAAAAACGATTTTTTTAAACTTGATGTCCGCTTGCTAGGGTTTTAAGAAAACGGGCTTAAAAGGGCCTTTCTGTGCGATTTTTTTAAAAGCTGCTCATATCCACATTTTGCTCCTTGAACGGGTCTGCCGTTTGCGCGAATATCGGGCCCGTGTCGCTTGCGGTTTTGGCGTGGTATGCAAGGGCCGCGCCCCAGAAGAAGTCGCCGTGGCCCTGCTCGGTGCTTGCGGCATCGTAGCGGACGTTCCCTGCAGAGGTGACAATCTTACGGACGGCGTGGATGCTTTCAGCCTGCTCGTCCTCGATTTTGGTGTCAATGCCCGGGAACTTCGGGCACTTCTCGATGATGAGCTTCTGGTCTTCAAAAGCCTGCAAAAGGTTGATGGCGAGGTCGGCTTTTACCGTATTCGAGAAAAGAACGCCCTCTACCTTGACCGTGCCGAACTTGTCCTGGGCCCGTTCTGTGAACTGGTCGCCGCATCCGGTGCGGTCAATACAGCCGCGGATGAGGTTCGGGAGTTTCAGGAACTTGTAAAGCTTCTGTTCCAAATAGCTCCACTTCTTGTTCTGATAGGCCTCTACTGCGCGACAAATCAGGCGGTCGCCAATGTCTTCAAAAACGTAAATGACGTAAAGGTGACGGTGGCGTGCCACGTCGCAACCCAGGTAGAGCGGGCCTTTGGCCTTTTCGAGCCCGAGAACGCCCTGACGCTCGCAGCTGTGAATCAGGTCGTAACTGATCATGGCTTTGGATTCGTCCTGCGGATTACAGCAGTATTCCTCTTGCCAAATAGCCTCAGTAAGGCATCCCTTGTGTTCCTGCTCCAGCCATTCTTCGCGTTCTTTCCTGGAGAGTTTCTTACCGCAGATGCGGTCGGCAACGCCTTCCTCTACTGCGAGCTGGATTGGCACGGTGTGAACGCTGTAGTCAAGTTCGCCTTTTTTGCACTTCTCGATGAGCTTGTAGAAGAGCGAGTTCACGCCGTTGTGGGTTGACAGGATGCGGATGGGATAGCCCCACATGGCGGCGGGCTTTGCGGCTGCCCACATCTTCTGGTCGTTTTCGTGGTGGGCGGCCTCATCCCAGACAATCTTTCCGCCTTTGGAGCGGAATGCCTTGGGGTTGCTGGAGAGCACGTAGATTTTGGAGCCGTTGTTGAACTCGATTATCTTGCTCTTGATTCCTTTGTCCTCGTCGGCAAATTCGCAGTCCTCGATGTCTTCGGCGTTGATTTCTGCAAGGGCTTTGGCGATGGCGTTGAGTTTCTGAATCCACGATTCGCAATAGTCGATGTATTCAGCTGCTGCGGTCATGTCAGCTGAGCTGAAGAAAACCTTGAGTCCGGGCTGTTCGATGCAGTCCTGCACGTCTTCGAAGCTTTGCACCCACGTGCCGCCGATACGGCGGGACTTCTCGAAAATCTTGACTTTCGACTTGTCGGCTAGCCAACGCTTTTGATAAGGAAAAAAGAATTCGGTCAACGAGGCCATTACGCTACACCCAGTTCTTTCTTGATGGCTGCAAGAGCTTTCTTGGCACGTTCTTCCGAGGATAATTCGGACTTGTTCTTTTTCGGGGCAACTGCTTCATACTTCCGGGCATGTTCAGCCGTGTCAATGATGCGTTGCAATGTTGTGTAGCGTTCGGGGGCGACCTTCACACCGTTGAGTTCGTCTTGTTTAATTCTGCGGGCCATGACTTCACCAAGTTCGAAGAGCTGTGCGTGGCAGTTCTTTTCGCTGCCACTTATAGCGGCTCGTGCTTCGTCCCAATGTTCCTCAGCCTTCCATGTTTGCAACGTTCGTGTAGAAATGTTAATCGCCCGGCTGATGTCTGCCAGGCTCATTTGGTGGATTGTGTAGAGTTCCTTTGCGTGGGGCTTGAGTTCTGCTTTGCTCATTGCATTCTCCCGGAAGGTGCATGGTTTTCGGCACAGCAGGCACGTATCGTTTCAAGTGCGCGTTTCTGGTCGTCGCTGTACTGTTTTAACACGGCTTCCCAGCGTACCTGGTCATTGGCGGCGTTCTTTTCCCACTTGGCGTTTTCGTTAGTGTAAAAGATGGCCAGCATGACAGCGAACACGACGCTAATGCCAAACTGTTTGAAAGCTTCAATCCAAAAATTCTTGTCCATATAGTGCCTCGCAACAAACTTACTTGATGAACCGTGACATAGGACATGACTCTGTCATCTCCTCTTTCGGTTTTCTGCTTGTAACTTTGAAGCCATGAAAGACAAGAAACTTTTGAAATCCGATGACCTCAAGGAACCGTGGGTCGAAGCGTTCAAGGTCGGCAAGGTCACTGACATGGCTGGCAAGGAATACAACTTCAGCGAAGCGGACCTCGAAGATTTGAACGAAGGTATTCACGAACAGCTCAAGGCCGGTTACCAGCCGCCGCTCGTCAAGGGGCACCCGAAAGTCGATGATCCGCGTGTCGGCTCCATTGTCGATTCCAAGGTGGAAGACAATGTGCTCAAGGTGAAACTCGACGACGTGAGCAACGACTTTGCCGAAGAGGTAAAGAAGGGTGGCTTCAAGTACCTTTCCGCGTCCGTTTACAGCAACTTGAAAAAGGGTTTAAGACACCTCGGAGCACTTGGCGCTCGCGCCCCTGCGATGAAGGGCATGGCCCCGCTTTGCTTTGGCGAAGGAATGTTTGCCGAAGCGGACAAGGGCGTAACCGAACAGGATGTGCGCATGTTCGCGGAATCGTTTGCTTGGGATAGGCTTGTCCCGGCATCGGTCTTTGAACGACTTATCTATAAGCTTGAATCTATCGGTTCGCTTTTCCGCTCGCAGCGCGAACAGCTGATTGAAAAGGACGGTATCGATGCTGCTAACAAATTTTACCCGGAATACATAGTGAAGGATCTCGAATCAGTCCGTGACGTAATCAAGGATTCGAACAACTTCCCGAAACAGACGATTGTAAAAAACGAAACCGCTGACACCGCCTCCTCCTTCGGGGAACCGGGGGAGGTTGGCGGCGGCGATGGTAACCAAAATACTGACGAAGGAGAAAATGGTTCTGGTTCGCCGGAGAACGGGAATCAGGATCCTCAGCCTACAACGCCCCCTCACGACGAGCCGACCGCATCTATCCCGGAAGGCAATTCTAGCGAAGCGGCGCGGTTGAGCGAAGAGAACGCGGCACTCCGTGCCGAAAACGACGCCCTCAAGGCTGACAAGCTTGCAGCGGAGCGTCTGCGTGCCGGGGCTGCGTTCTCCGAGACTTTGGACAAGGCTATTGCCGATGGCCGTTGCAATCAGGTGCTCAAGGACAACCTGATGAAGGTCTTTGGCGTGTGCCAGGAAGTGCCTGTTGATGGCGAAGGCTGCTTTGGCGAAGGCGATGACCGTGTGAATGTCGCGGATGTGCTTGACAAGACGGTTGCTGCGCTCCCGAAGATCGTGGAATTTGGCGAAACGAAGATTTTCAACACCAAGAAGGCGGAAACGGCTGCCGAAAAGATTTCCGCCTACAAGGCCGAGCAGGAAGCGAAGGGGCGAGTGCTCACTTTTGCCGAAGCTGCCGAAGAATGTATCAAATAATAAGGAGAACCCAGAATGAAGGGAAATATTCTCAATTTCACCGCTGAAGAAGCGGTCCCCGCTTTCCGCTTCGCCAAGGTTGGCACTTCGGATGGCAATGTCAAACTCGCAACTGCCGAAGATACGGTGCTCGGTGTTTCTACCGACATCAATTCCGATGCTGGCCGCCCGTGCGATGTCCAGTTTGACGGTATCGCGAAAATTGAACTTGGCGGTTCCGTTTCGTTCGGAGATGCGGTCGAACCGGATTCCAATGGCAAGGCCGTCAAGGCTTCTGCAACTCCGGGCTGCGCTATCGCTCTCGATAGCGGTGTAAGCGGCGACTTCATCCGCATCAAGCTCGACGGTATCGGTGTTCCCACCACTCCGGTGAACGCCATGAAGTACAAGGCCGCAACCGGCGGCGTGTCGAAGAACACCTTCGTGAAGCTCGGTTCTACAGCTGGCGAAGTCACCACCGCAGGTGCTGGCGATGCAGTGCTCGGTGTGGCTATCAACGATGCCGCCGCAGGCGCTGACGTTGAAGTGCAACCCTACGGTATCGCTTCCGTGGTCGCAAGTGCCTCCATTGCCGCAGGTGCAAAGATCAAGAGTGCCGCAAACGGCAAGGCCGTGACGGCCTCCACCGCAAACGATGTCGTGTATGCCATTGCCCTCGAAGCTGCCGCAGCTGCGAACGATGTCATCAAGGTGCAGGTCGGCTATGCCGGCGTCATTTCGGGTTAATTCAAAAAAGGAAGAACAACATGAAGAAGACGACTAAAATTTCGCTCATTCTCCTCGCTCTTGTGTGCGCTGTAGCCGCTTTTGCCGGTTCAGACGTGCTTACCGCCTGCGGCGTCCCGCAGATTCTCGTGGACTCGCTTGCCCCGATTGCAGGGTTGTCCTGCGCCACCACGGGTCTTATCCTTCCGATTGGCGAACAGCAGACCGGGCTTGTCGTTGCGTACAAGAACAAGAAGCTCATCGCTAACGACGTGATGCCTATCAAGATGCTTGACGGCAAGAAGAGAGACTTCAAGTACACCGAGCGCACGAAGGGTGACGGCTTTACCGTGCAGGATACCCGCGTGGGCCGTACTTCCGAACCGAACATCATCAACCTTTCTGGCGAAGAAAAGACTGATTTCTGTGTCGCTTACGGTCTCGAAGACATCATCCCGCAGGAAGATATCGACCAGCTTGACAACCCGGACCGCTTTGTCAATGCTCATCTTCAGGCACTTGTTGACCGCATTGAACTTGGCCGTGAAATGCGCGTGGCAGGCCTTGTCGAAAGTACGTCCAACTATGGCACAGGTCTTTCGCACACCTATGAAAATTCCGAAGGCATTGGGGCAGACGGCTTCAACATTGTCGATGTTCTCCTGGAATATCTTGACAAGCCGCTTGCACGCCCGAACCGCATTGGCATGGGTGCCGCCGTATGGGCCAAGCTCCGCCGCGACGAAAACATCCTGAAGGCTCTCTACCCGAGCGGCAACTTCACTGGTGGCGTCGCTACCCGTGAACAGGTCGCGGAACTGTTCGAAGTGGACGAAATCTTCGTGGGTGAATCCCGCGTAAACACCACCAAGAACCCGCGTAATCCGGTGCTTGCCCGTTGCTGGGGCAGCAATATCTGGGCCCATTACTATGAACCGCTCTCCAACCTTACGGATGGCGTGGCGTGGGGTATCACGGCCCAGTGTGGCGACCGTATCGCTTCCAACGAAGTCGATAAAGATATCGGCCTCAGGGGTGCCCAAAAGCTCAAGGTCGGTTCCTACCTCAAGGAATTGGTCGTGGGCAAGGATGCGGGCTTCCTCCTGAAGAACGTCATCAAAGCCGCAGGCTAAGGTCACGCATGAACTACTGTACGCTCGAAGATATCCGGGGCCATGTTCCCGAAGCCCGCCTGGTCGAGATTACCGACGACACAAGCCCGAATGCCACGGGCACCGTGAACGCGGCGATCGTGGAAAAGGCCATTGTCGAGAGCAGCGATATTATCGATGCCTATATCGGCAAGCGGTTCAAGTTGCCGCTTCCGGGTATCCCGAGCGTACTGCGTACCATCTGCATCGACCTTTCGATATACAACCTTTACGAACGCGTGACAGAGCTGAATGTCTCCGACGGCATGCAGCTCCGTTACAAGAACGCCATAGCCCTTCTGAAAGGCATTGCGGAAGGCGATGTTTCCATCGGCATTGTCCCGGAAGAAGAAATTCCCGAAACGAGCTTCAAAGTCGTTTCAAAAAGCGGTGACGCGCTGTTCACCATGGCGTCAATGAGGTCCTTATGAGTGCGCCTGTAGCCGTGACGAATGACTACGTGATTGAAAAGGCTATCAAGGACCTTTTACGCGACAACAACACGCCTATGAACTTCAAGGCTATTGACGTGTCGCATAACATTTCAGCCCTTTCCCGCCCGGGCCTTGCGTGTGCCGTGATTTCGGGTGAATACTCCTCGATGGATAATAGCGGTGAATTTGACGAAAAGCCAAAGATTGTCGTTTCGCTCGTAATCAAGAATGTCGCAAATGAAGAAGAACGCCGAAGGCTGGCGCACTCGGCTGTTCGCTATGTCATCGGAAAGCTCCACAAGAAAAAATTGGGGCTTGACATGGAACCTTTGACCGTAGGCAACTGGCGTGAAGTGACCACTGCGGAGCATTTGGCTGTTTCCTGCATGGTGGTAGAGATTGAATTTACAACGCAGTTCACGGTCGTGCCCGAAGCCGCCGAAGAAAACTACAGGGAACTGCTATCTATCTGCTCTACGTTCAAGAGTGAAACGCCTGATAACGAGACTCTTGCCGAGGGCACAGTGATTTTCAAAGAGGTAAACAATGAACCTGAATCCTAACATCCCGGAAACGATGATTCCGGGCACTTACACGGGCTACAACTATTACGCTGGCCCGAACGGTCTCCCCGCCAACATCCAGAAGGTGCTGCTCATTGGCGACGTGTCTTCTGCGGGGTCTCTTGCGGCTTGCAAGCCGACGGAAGTTTCCAGCGAACAGGAAGCCATTGCGCTTGCCGGTGCGGGTTCCGTGCTCATGCAGATGTACAAGGCTGCAAAGAAAGCCTGGAAGTATGCCCAGATTACGCTCTTGCGACATGCCGCCGTGACGGGTTCTGCCGCTACGTGGGAAAGTACGCTTTCCGGGACGGCTACTGCGGCTGGCATTGTTTCCGTCATCATCAACGGTCAAAAGATTAGCGTGGGTGTCGCCAAGACCGACACCGCCGCCGCTGTCGCGACAGCCCTTGCAGCCGAAGTGAACAACACTCCAGATGCGCCTGTCACCGCCGAAGCCGCTACCGCCAAGGTCACTCTTACCGCAAAGTGCAGCGGTGAGTATGTTTCCGCCGCTGCGGGCGGCCTGAACGTGTCCGTCGAATCCGAAGCTGCTGGCATCACCGCAGGTGCTTTGAGTGCTTCGGCTGGCGTTGGCACGGTAAGTCTCGAAACGGCCCTTGCAGCCGCCTTCCCTGAACGTTTCCACATCATTGTAAGCCCGGTTAATGACGAAACGAACCTCGGCAAGCTCAGAACTCATCTTGAAGCTGCCGCTGCACCGCTAGAACAGCGTGGTCAGCGTGCCGTCTGTGCGATGGTTGCCGCCTCCGCAAGCGCCGCCAAGACCGAAGCTCTCAAGCATAACTACGAACGTCTGCATATCGCGGCGGTCAAGAACAAGATCAATGCTACCGTGTGGGAAATTGCTGCGGGTCTCGGTGCAATCTTCGCAAGCAACTCCAAGCCGAACGTTCCGATGAACGGGGTCGCCATTCCGGGGCTTGCAATCCCCGAAATCAAAGACAAGTGGAGCGGCGAAGAACAGGATGTGCTGCTTTACGCAGGTGTGATTCCGCTCGTCGAAGAAGACGGTCAGCTCTGCATCGTGCGTGCCGTGACCACGAAAAGCAACAACAGCGGCGTTCGCTTCACCAAGCTCATCGACACGGGCGTTATCGCTTCGCTTGACTACTTCCGCGATGCAATTCTTTCTACGCACAAGGCGAAGTTCAAGAACAAGGTCATCCACGCACTCCTTGCGGACTCCATCAACGAAGAAAACAAGAAGGTGGCCAAGGATCTTGAAGATGAAGAAATCTTGCGTTACATCGACGATTACGCAGACCAGTTCATCACGCAGGAATCGAAGAACGAACCGGGCCGCATGCTCTGCCAAATCCCTGCACCTGTTGTGCCTGGTCTCAACCAGATTTACAACACCATCGACCTTTATCTTTAAGGAGTAAACCATGAGAATTTCTTCCATTTCTCTCATTAAAGACGGCTCCGAAATCACCGACTTTTCGAAGTTCAAGGAAGGTGAAATCGAAGTTGCGACCACTGTTGAGCACTTCAATGGCGAAGACTACATCAAGGTCCCGAAGAAGTTCAACTTCTCGCTTACCTATCTCCCGAAGTCCGGCGCGGACTTGGATTGGGTCAAGGAAGAAGATAAAAACGACAAGGGTTGGACCTTTATCATCAACTATGTTGGCGGTAACAAGGTCACCTATACCGGCGTTCATCTTCTCAAGTCCACCCCGAACGAAGTGGACGGCAAGACCGCCAAGGAATCCCAACTCGAATTTTACGCCGCAAAACGTAAGGTTAGCTGATGAGCGGACTTTCTGATAAAATTCAAGCCGCTCACGATGCAGCCGAAAAGGTCGATGTCGCAGAATCTGCAATTATCGACCAGATCAAGAATGCCCACGAGGCCACCAAGGATATTGAGTGGCCTGGCTTTCCCGATTTGAAAGTGCGCATGAGGCTCTTGACGGTTTCCGAAGCCCGCAAGGCGAAAGTCGATAACCAGCAAGAGTTCATGCGTGACGGCATCGAAATCGGTGCGCAGAACTTTGCGGATTACCGCGAACAGGAAGCTGTGCACAGTATGTGGCGGGCTTTCTCCGACCCTGAAACGGGAAAGCCTATTTTCCGCAATGCCGAGCACATGCGAACCCTGTGCACCAATGATGAACTGAAAGCCTTGTGCGATGCTTACAATGCCTTCTCCGACGAGAACGACCCGAACCTGGAAAAGCTCTCGGATGACGAATTTGAACAGCTCAAGGAAACTCTCAAAAAAAAACCGGACCAGATTCGCTCGAAAGTCTTAAGCTTGCCTGTAGCTTGGAAGCTTCTGCGTATTTTGGTTGCCCCGCAAAAGAACTGAACGACGCCCAGTGGCTACTCGTCTTCGCGATGAAGGGCTATTTGGTTGACAACGATAAAGGATGGCAGAGCATTGGCTGACAATAGCGTTACATTGCGGATTGGCGCAGACCCGACTAAGCTTCAGAACGGCTTGAAACAATCTTCTGCCGCCATTGACAGCTTTGGCTCTCGTGCACGTGCTAGCATTGCCCGTGTCGGAAGTTCCCTCAAGGGGCTTGCCGACCGTATGGTTACGCCTTTCAATTCGTTGGTTCTTGGCGGTGGTCTTGGCATGGCCATCAAGAACGTGGGCGATCTCTCCGAATCGCTCATGTATTACGGCTTTGCCGCAAAGAAAAGCGACGCGGACACGAAGGTGTTCCGCGATTCGCTGCATAAAACGGCTGTTGAAACAGGTGTCGCCGCCAATGAAATTTTGAATGGTGTTTCAAAGATCGGTGAAATCACTGGTAAATTTGATTTTGCCGAAGAAATGGGCGCTAACCTGGCAAAAGCAGCTAAGGCTTCAGGGGCTTCCGTGGAAGATCTTGCCTCTGTGGCCGCATCCCTGAGTGGTTCGATGGGGTATGGTGCGGACCAGGTACAAAAAGCCTTCAATGCGTTGATTATTCAAGGTGAAGCGGGATCCTTCACTTTGAAGGGTTTTGCGAGTCAGGGCAGGGCTTTGCTGGCGTCAGCGTCTTCCGCTGGAATAAAGACATCAGAACAATTTGCGAAATTTGGCTCGTTTCTACAGATTGTCAATGAAAAAATTAAGAGTGAAGCGGAGACGACAACATCCGTTTCAACGCTTTTTTCGGAATTAATTGATAAAGCTGGGGATATCCAGAAGAAGTTTGGCGTTAAAGTTCTTGACAAAAATAAGGAAATGCGTGAATTTGACGTCATCATAAAAGAAATCATGGAAAAAACAGGGGGAAAGCTCAATAAACTTTCGCCTGTTTTCGGTGCGTCATCGATGAAAGCCATCTACCCGTTGATAGCGGAATATAAGAACGGCTGGGAAAGAATGGACCAAATTGCCAAAGATGGCATGGAAGGTATGACAAATACGAAAGTCTTGGATGATTATTTTAACAGAACATCGAACGACTTTAACACTAACATAGACAAAATGAAAGCTGTCGCTCAAAAATTTGCGAATGAACAGCTTACGGGTCCTGTAGAGGGATTGACCAACGCTCTCAAATACTTGAACGAGCATCAAGGTATTGTTACGGCTGGATTTACGACAATGAAGTATGCCGCATTGGCTCTTGGTGCAGTCAAGATTGGCGGACTTGTAAAAGATGCAGCAGCTCTTGGGCGAGACTTGAAGGGTTTCTGGTCCAAAAAGTTTGGTTCAGATTCATCTTCGCTTAAATCTGCAGTAGATACAGTCCAAAAGGTGTATGTGGTCAACATGGGTGGAGGCATGGGCGGAGCCAACTACATGGACGATGACCTCCCTGTAAATACGCAAAAGACTACAAAGGCGATGGAAACGACTACCAAGGAAGTGGGGCGATTCCGTCAAGGTCTTTCAAACGCACGTGCAGGGCTGAATCGTTTGGGGAACTCGCCTCTAGCGATGTCTGTAATGGGGGCCGCTACATCATGGGCTATGGGTCAAATTTACAACTTCGGTCAAGCCTTCATTGAATGGCGACAAGTTGTCGCTAATTCTCGCGAAATCGCAGCCAATACTATCGACAAGAACGCCAAAAGTTTTGAAGAACGGTATGGCAAGAACGTCCACGCTAAACGCTATGACGAAACGATGAAAGCCATCAACGAAGAAGAAACGAGCTTTTTGCCGTCACAGAAGAAGCTCGACAAACTCTATGCTCAGCTGAACGTTTCTCGCGAACTGATGAAACGCGACATTGCAAGCGGTGCACAACGTGTGTCCGCTCAAGAATACATGAAAAATTTGACTGTGGCTCCGAACATAGTCATCAATCTCGATGCGTCTAACAACCGCTTTACCGCACAAAGCGACGGCGGCAAGCCTGCAAACATCAGGGTGAAGAATACACCAGGGATGGGTAGATAAATGGCCGAAGAAGCTAGAGAATGCACGCTGGGCCGATGGAACTTGAAGCTCGTATCCATTGGTGACGAAATATCCCATGCCATTGCCGAAACGCAATATCCGTACAAGAATGGTGCGGACCTCGAAGACATGGGCGTAAATCCCGAAGTTTTCAGGTTTTCGTGCATCATCACTAACGAAGACTACGATAAAAACTACAGTGCGCTCCGAAACTGGTTCCTTTCGTATTTCCCGGAGCCTGTAGAGCTGTATCACCCCGACCACGATACGATTCTTTATGGATATCCGAAAAATGTTTCCTTTGCCTCTGACAAGCGCAGGAAATATGCGGAGTTTCAGTTCGACTTCGAAATAGCGAATCTCCAGGAAGAAACCCAGGCCTTTACCGACCCGACGGATGTGACCTACGAAGAGGCGAAGGAAGTAAACGCCGATGTGCAGGCAGCCATTGCTGACGAAATGCAGAAGGCGGGTGTACCTGATGTCGAGGGTTCTGACTGGTCCTTGCTCGATGTGTGGGGCTCCCTTGGCGATGCCGCGCGTGCTTTTGCATCGGGCGTCCAGTCTGCGATGGCGAAAATCCAGGGCATTATCACTACTGTAAAGGCCCCTATTGATGCGATAAATACGACGATAGACTACATGGGCACTCTTTCGGGCAAGTTGACCGAGAGTTTGCAGGGATGCTGCGACTCGTTCTCGGGTCTTGCTCGCCGGGCGACGAAATCTAAGAGTTCCACGGCGGTTCTTGCAGCGAATATGTCCGATATGCTTGTAAGTCTTGCCGGCTCTCCTGTATATGCGGCATACGCAACTCTTGCTGCATCTACGCTTGCAAACGAGACTGCGAAGCAGATCAGCGATGATGAAAGAAAGATGGGAGAATCCATCGCTGCCGAAAGCGTTGTTTCCGACGATGCCGAAGGAAGGGAAATTGCCGAGACGAAGCCTGCATATATCGTCACACCTGCCGAACTCGAAGATAGCGTGGCCACGGTCCGCGAGTTCATCAATACGGTTCTCCCTGTTGCCATTTGCCCGGAACGGCTCAAGAAACAGGCGGCAACCCTTAGCGAAGCCGTACTGCGTATCAAGATGGAATACATGACCACGAAGAAAGTCTTGTTACAGCATGAAACTCCACTCCATCGGGTGTGTCTGGATAACGGCCTGGGCTACAAGGCGGCAGAGCGTCTTTGTGCCTTGAACGATGTCAAGAATCCCACTTTCATGAACGGCGAGGTTATGGTCTATGCCAAATGACAAGGATGAAGTCATCGTCGCCGTAAAAGGCTCCAGGATGGACAAGTTCGTGAGCTACAACGTCACGCAGGACCTGTTCACTCCCGAAGGTTCTTTCCAGTTCGGGTGCTTTTCGAAGTACGATATATCTGCGGGAGACACCTGCGAGATATACGTGAACCGCAAGGTCGTGATGAATGGAATTGTCGATACGGTAAAGCGCGAACTGTCGAGAAGCGGCCCGAGGCTTTCTTTTGAAGGCCGCTCAGTGGCTTCCATTCTTGTCGATTCCTGCGTGACCAAGTTCTCGACGCTCCCCACGAAGCTCAGTGCGCTTGCCGAAAAGCTGGTGCGAGGGCTTCCGTTCATCGGGAAGAAGGATTTCGAGTATTATTCCAAGTCTAAAAACGCGAAAGCAAACCGGAAGTTCGTGGAGCTTTCCCCTGGCGATACTGTCTTCGAGGTCATCAAGAGGGCGGCAAACTCGCTGGGCTACCTGTTCTGGGCTACTCCAGACGGCAAGTTCTGCTTTGACAAGCCGCTGGTTAGAGGTAGGCCGCTGTTTACCATCCATGCCAAGGGCGACGGATCCGAAATGGACTACATCGAGGGTTCCGTGACAAAGACTATCGAAGGCGTCCATAGCGAAGTCCGCGTGATGGGCGAAAGCCAGGACGACAACGACATCAAGTATGTGATGGCGACCGTCAAGAACGACCAGATGCCGTTTGCAAAGCCTCTTGTCGTGAACTGGAACGAAAACGAGGGCCCTGCAAAGAAGACCGCTGAACTTCAGATGGCTGTAGAAAAGGCGAGCTCAATCCACCTTGAATACACGGTAAATGGGCACTCCCAGAACGGCAACAACTGGGAAATTAACCGCTTTGTCGATGTCGATGACGAATTTAACGGTGCTAAAGACAGCTACCTCATCAAGTCGGTGACGTTCTCTCTTGACAGGCAGAACGGAAAGCGCACGCGTCTGGAACTCCAGCCGGGGGGTGCATTATGATGAAATTTTTCACAAGTATTGTTTCGAGCTGCAAGGATATCGCTGGCAAGCTTCGCTGCGTGTCGGCAAAGGCTAACGGTCGAGATGTCGAAGACCGCCAGCTGATGCAGCAGTATGGCTTTATATCCATCCCGCCAAGCGGGTCGCGCATTCTCTTCCTGGAGTTTGGCAATGTCATCGTCGGCGTGGCGAGCGACGGCAAGGAACGTCCCTCCGTAGAAGAAGGCGAAACCGCCGTATATCGTGACGATAAACAGTATATCATTTTCAAGCAGAACGGAACCATCGAAATTAAAGCCCCGAAAGGCGTGGATATCGATGGCGACCTTCGCGTAAAAAAGGATATCTGGGACAATACTGACAACCCTGCGGAAGTCGGATCCATCAGAAATTTGCGTGCAATCCTCAAGCCCCAGGTACACGGCACCGCTGTCGGCCCGTCTTCTCCTGGAACGCCGCCCATTGTTCCTGACCCTCCTCCTCCGGTGGTATAGTATGACTTTTGAGAATGTCAAAGAAGAAATTGAAATGTCGCTCACGGTTGTCAAGGGCAGCTTCTTCAAGCGCCCGGAATTTGGCCACCGGTTCCGCGAGCTTCGCAATGCTCCTGCATCCGAAAAGACCCGCAGCAAGGTAGAACAGTTTGCGCTTGAAGCCTTGCAATGGCTTATCGACTACAAGCACGTTCGCAGCGTGACCGCGACGGCTACATATCATAGCGACGATCTGATCCTTCTCCATGTCGAAGCAGTCCTTTATGTGGGCGAAACCGTAACCTTTGAAAGATTTGTGGAGGTCTCCGATGGCCAATAGTATTGATACCATTCTCCAACGCATGATTGTCGATGCTGAGAACATGAACCCCGCCCTGATCGGGACTATTACGCAGGGAACAGAGACTTATATCCGCTTTTCGGTGGCGGCATCAGCTATTTGGGGTGTTTACAAGCAGATCGACTGGACTGTGGACCAGATTTTCCCTTTCACGATGTCGAAGGAATCTCTCGAAAAGTTCGCCACGGAACGCGGAAAGGATGTCGAGGGACTTACTGGTGCAGAACTGCTTTCGTTTGTACTTTCTTATCTACGCAGGCCTCCTTCCGGTGGCAAGATTACCGACTACGAAAGATGGGCTCTTGAAGCTGTAAGCTCAGGCTCTGTAGTTGAGCTTCTTCCGTCGATGGTTTCTTCCGATCAGATTGCAATCGATGCCGATGCGTTTTGTGATCCGAAAAACAAGGACTCTATAGCCTTTTCGGTAAGTTCTTATAACGTTGGGGAATCTGTAATTGTCGATTTCGGCACAGACAAAGAGATTTCGGGTGTGGGAATCGGCTTCACGACTATTCGTGGTGGCGAATTTAGGGTGTATTCTTCCGAAGATTCTACGACATGGGCTCTCCGGTCGATTCTTGGCGCTTCCGGGTGGGCAATGGACTCTTTCGATGCCGTTTCCGCCAGGTACTGGAAGATTGCTCTCACTTCTATCGATGCACTTGAAAACTGGATGACTCCATCCTTGCACGATATCAAGTGTCATGGAGTGGAGTTTTACACCGATGACGGTACGCAGGAAAAGGCTACTTTCGCCAAATGTACCAAAAACCCCTATGGCAAAGGAACAGTCGGGATTCTCCTGGCACCCGTCACTCTATCGATGAAGATGATTGAAACGGTACGCGACCACTGCGAAGAAGAAGGTCCCGTCGCTCCGAAGGAAATCTTTGTGGCGGTTCAACGCGAAACAACCGTGGACGTTAAGGTTCACTTGGATAGTTTGAGTTCGTTCGACGATGACGGGTTCCGTTCCGACGTGCAGAAGTATTTTGCCGAGCTCAAGGCGGGCGACATGATTGTAACGGCTCAGATTACCGTATTCGCCATTAAGCATGGGGCGTTGCCTGACAGCGTTACTACCCGGAAGAACGGTGGCGCGTGGAGTAGCGCCGCGACGGTCGTGGCTAGTACCGACGAAAAATTCATCCTTGGAACATTGAGCGTGGAGTAACATGAGCGAAGAAACCGTCAATCCGTTCGATTCCAGGCATTTCAGGGCGCTTTCGCTCCTGAAGCCGCTCCCTATGGACGCGGAAGACTATGCCGTTTCCAGGGAACTCGACAGGCTTGTCGCGGCGGCAGATGATGCGAACAGTGAATCGTTTGCGAGCACGTGCACGCTTGCTGGCACGCTCGGGCGCTGGGAAGACGCCTACGGTCTTCCTGGAACAGGAACCGAAGAAGAACGCAAGCAGGCGCTTATGGCGGCTGTAAACAGGCAGTGGGGCATTGCTGCGAAACATTACAGGTATATCGCGGAGAAGATGGGCTTTTCTGTCACCATCGACAAGCCTCACAAGCTATTCAGGGCTGGACTTTCGAGAGTTGGCGAACCTGTCTATGACCTCGAAGAACAGTATATCTGGACGATTCATGTGGATGCGAACAGAGAGGACTGCGCCACGCTTGTGAAGGAACTTGAAAATCAGACAATCCCGTTTACCGAGATAAGGTGGGTGTTCAATGACTAGATACGAACAGCTTAAAAAAGACCTATTGCAGAACTTCAAGGACTTCCAGGATATAAAGCATCCTGGCGGTTCGGACGCTGCTAACGAAATTGTCGCCGAAGGTCTCGCAAAATCAATCGACAGGGCTATCGATGCTGGTTTTGAGATTGATTTCCGTGGAGAAATGACTTGTGCCGCCATAAATGCAGACGATCGTCAACCGGGCTACATCTATACGGCGAAAGATTCCGGTACTCTTGCGGGTGATCCTGTGTTGACTGTTACAGCGAACACTGTAGTCATGTGGGATGGAGTCAGGTTCAAGACCGTCCTGAAACTTACTCCTGCCGATTACAGCCGTTTTATCGCGTATGTCGAATACATGATGAACAACTTCCGGGTTGACGCCTACTTGTCCTCCGTGTCGCAAAATCCGGTGCAGAACAAGGTTGTCACCGCAGCGCTTGCCAACGAAACAACGGCAAGGGAGCAGGCTGACGAAGCTCTCCAGGAGCAAATCGACGCTATTGACGACACTTACGAGACCAAGGCCGATGCAAAGGCCAAGGTCAACAACTATGGTGTCGGGATGCGTTACCAGAACTATCAAACCCTCAAATTTTACAGGCCAAACATTTAAGGAGGATTCCAATGGAATTTGACGTTAGCAGACTAGAAGATGTGAATGGCGATACCGCCAATTTGCTTGCCAAGAAACTTGCGCAACAAATCCAGCTGGCTTTATCCGGGGACGTTTCGGGTTCTACGGCTACTGACTTCGGCGGCAATGTCGAAATCGTCCTGACCATAGGGGCGAAAAAAGTTAAAAACACGAATATCGATGATGACGCAGTGCGTTCTGAACACGTCAAGGACGGCGAAACGCTTCCTGTCGATATATCCGGCAATGCGGAGACTGCAACCAAGGCGACAAAGGATTCCGAAGGGAATATCATCAAGAACCACTATGCGACAAAGGACGAGGTTGCAAATGGCTATACCCCACTATCGCAAAAGGGGGCCGCAAATGGAGTCGCTACACTTGGCGGGGATGGCAAGGTCCCGGCGTCACAGTTGCCGTCCTTCGTTGACGATACCATCGAAGGGTATCTCTATAACGGGAATTTCTACAGCGATTCTGCGCATACAATTTTAGTTACTGCGGAAGCCGGCAAAATCTATGTCGATTTAAGTACCAACCGTTGTTATCGGTGGAGCGGTTCTCAGTACACCGAAATATCGTCGTCGCTTGCCTTGGGTGAAACGTCATCTACAGCATACCGTGGCGACCGTGGTGCTGCAGCTTACTCCCATTCACGGGCTACAGGCAATCCGCACAATACAGCACTTACGGACTTTGACGTTACAGCGACCGCGGCTGAGCTCAACATTCTTGATGGCGCCATAATTTCGACAACAGAAATCAACAGTCTTGACGGCGTGAATGGCAATGTGCAGGGCCAGCTCAATTCCAAGGCCGTCCCGCAAGATATCGCAGAAGCAATTGCTTCTGAAGTTAGCAATAGAAATTCTGCAATTACGGCTGCAATCCAAGCCCTAGATTCCGAAAAGACCTCTACCAACGGCACGAACGTTCAAGTCAAAGTGACGTTAGTTGATGGCAAAGTGACAGGAGTCAGCATTGATACCGACAATACGGCAAGTGCCGCAGCGCTGCAAAGCGAAGCTAGCACACGTTCTGCGGCAGACCAGGAACTGAGTTCCAGGCTCACGGCTGTTGAATCCGGTAAGGAAAATGTATCCAATAAAGTTACATCCTGGCAGGATACTCCAGACAATACACATTATCCCAGCGAAAAGCTTGTCAAGGAAAGTCTTGATGCCATAAGCACTGGATCATCGCAGAGTATTGACGAGCATAAGCTGGACAACGACAATCCTCATGCGGTAAGCCGCGTGCAGATGAATATACCGTACCTCGGCAACTGCATTTATGACGGTTCTACAAAGACTCTTAAATTACTGGATACGAAGTTCACGTCCAAGGGAACGCCGATTGTCACTGATGACCCGCAGATAGGTGATGCGCTCTATATTGACGGCTCCGGTAACAAGGTATATTACAAGGGAGGCGACCTGCTAAACGGAACTACAATTCCAACAGGCATGGTACCTGTTGGCGTAGTCATCAAACGAAATGGCGATGACGTGTTAATCCACTATTACAACTGTGATACAACTAAAAAGTTTGCGTCTGCCTGGATATGGGAAATAACGGGCATGGTCCTTGACGGCAACTCTCATGATATTGTATTCGTTCAAAAAAATTCAAGTAACGCGAATGTAACGATTGGAACGTTTACCTATTCCGCAGACAATATCAGCGATTTCTGCGACGCTTTGAATACATGGCTTACGGAGCATCCTGGAGGAACCGCAGCTGGTGCTGGTTGGAATTATAACTGGCATTGCCAATATGGGTACAATAATCAGGGAGAACTTGCTTGTCTCGTAATTGCAGACAATATGGTTGATTATAGACAGGCTGGAAGTATTATTTCGTCTGGAGCAACCTCAAGCATGAATATGGCAAATAATTTGCCTGCGGTAACCCAGTCCGTCGGTTATGCTAGAAGAGGCGGTTCTCATGGGATAAGAGCCGGTGCTAATGCAGAACGTCTGATTGAACAATACAGTAACAATCCAGGATCTACGGCCGTACTAACTGGCGATATAACGCCAGAAACGCCACATGAGATTGTCTCAAAAACGCAATTTAATGAGGACGCCCACTGTGCTCCATTAAGAGCGGCTTATAAGTCTTTTGAAGAATATATCAAAAAGTGCGTCATGATGAAATGGCCTTGTCTTGATTATGGAATGAAAACTTCTTATGGTAAGGCGAAAGAATGGACCGCAGCGTTAGCAGGAAGACAGCATTTGGATATAAACGGCACTTCCAAAGACACTTTCCCTGCGGCCAAATATGCGGCATCCATAAGCTTCGATTCTCCGGGGCTACATGAAGGAGATTGGCGCATGATGGGCATCGAGGATACCTTCGAGATGATCAGCAAAATGAAAGCCGGATTGTCCGGGCATACATCCTATAACGGCTATGACATAGTCAACAAGACTCTTGCTGCTATGGGTGGATCGACTGTAAGATTGACAGATTCGCGCTGGCTCGCGGTTCGCTATCACAATCATGACGCGTGGCATTTCAGTACCAATGGTCATTTCCACACCAACTCCTTCAATCACGCCTTCCGGGTGTCGGCGGTTGCGCTCTTAACCTTATAATTTATAACTTTGTGGCGGCTCTTTGTAGCCGCCACTTGGAGGTAAACATGAAAGGAAGGTCTTATAAAAGATGGGAAGATACTGGGCTTTACGTCGATACTTATGAGCTTATAAAAGCAGTTCATAGCGTAATATACGACTTTCCAAAAAAAGATCGTGTCGTTCTTGGAGATAAGATTCACGATAAGGCCACTTCTATGCTTGCTCATGCAGGGATGGCCTACAAATTGTCGGAACGTCGAAAAGAAGAAATAGATCTGTTCATTTACGACTTTGAAATTTTAAAAGCGTACTTACGCCTTGCTATAGATTTCAAATACCTCCTACCTGCGAAGCAGGTAAAAATTTTTTCGTATATTCAGAGAATCGACGAAGGCATAATGAAATGGCGTAAAAGCGTCATGTCGAAGAACCAGGCGTCCAAGGTGTCAAACTACGACCTTGGACCTGACAAACAAGAATCAAGAGGAGGCGACGGATTCATTTAATCCATCTTCAGTAGTCGCCTTGTTGACGTTGTTTTGCCGTGCTATTGTTGTTTTCGCGCTGGCTCGCGGTTCGCAATAACAATAATAACGCGTGGAATTTCAGTAACAATGGAAATTTCAACAACAACAACTTCAATAACGCCTTCCGGGTGTCGGCGGTTGCGAACTTGAAAAATGTTTGTCGGTTAGATCTATGGTAGAATTGAAGGATCTGATAGAAGTGTATTACAGGGCAAGGAAGAACAAACGTCGTTCTTCCGATACGTTGAAATTCGAAGTGGATTTCGAAGCAAACCTTGTAAACCTGCAGAGAAAAATCAATTCTCGCGAGCTTACCGCAGATTCTAACTATGCCTTCGTCGTTTTCTCTCCCAAACCTCGTGAAATATTTGCTACATCCATGGAAACGAGGATTGTCCACCATTATTTAGACTGGAGACTTCGCCCAATATACGAAAGAGTCCTTTCGCCCATATCGTTCAACAACCGTAAGGGAATGGGTCAACATGCCGCCGTAGAAACGTTCAGGCGCTTTGTTCGGGAAGAATCCGAAAACTATACCCGTGACGCCTGGATTATACACCTGGACTTCAAGGGCTATTTTCCGAATGCCGATGTTGAGGTGGCTTTCAAACAGCAAAAAAGCCTAATTGAACGCTATTACAACGGCCCCGACAAGGAAGACCTCATCTATATGATGGACGTGGCCCTTCATGCCGATCCTGCCAGGCATTGCAATGTGTTCGTCCCCCGGGAAAACTGGTCTGCAATAGCCGCCGAAAAGTCGCTTTTTAACAAGCCTATAGGGGTGGGTGGTGCCATTGGATTCCTGGTGTGGCAGAACTCTATGGGCCTCTATATCAATGACATTACACGGTGGCTGAACGAGGAACTTGGCTTCAAGATGGTCGTATTTGTCGATGACATTTTTGTCGTTACGACACGAAAAAACGAGTTTTTGAGCCTTATGCCCGAAATTCGCAGGCGTCTTGCCGCCATCAATGTCAAGTTCAATGAACGAAAATTCTACTGCCAGCACTACAGCAAGGGGGCTATGGTGCTGGGTGCCATGTGCAAGTTCGACCGCTGCTATTTGAACAGGAATACCTGCAAGAAGGGGGTGGCGACCATCAAAAAGATGAAATCGTGGCATATCAATGAACACAACGTGAACCGTGTGCTAGCCAGTATCAACTGCTACACTGGCATGGCCAAGAAAAAGAACAATTATAAGCAGCTGATGGAATACAAGGAACTTGGACTGAAGTTTTTCGGCAAATTTATGGCCTGGAACGAAAAGAAGCAGTGCTTCAACCTGCTCCCCAGATATTCCTTCAAAAACGTCCTTAAACGGCAGTACAGGCTGACTATATAGATTTAAACAGAAGGAGAAAAACCATGCAAAAGCAACAAATTACTACAGGAACCCCGATTCCTCCCGAATGGTACAATGTCATGCAAAACCCTACCTATGAAGGAACGGACGAAGATGTTGGCCATCTTCCTTTACCGCCTGGTTATTCAGAAAAGCAACAATGTAAGACAATCCATGTCTTCGGCGAATCCACATCAGTTGATTTGGAGGCTTGGCCTTACAATGCCGTTATTCTTGTTCATAAGGCCATGCGTGGCGAAACGCCCGTTTACCCAAGAGAACTGATTGTCCGTTGTACCAATACAACCGGAGCGATAATTGTAATACCAGAACTAGACTCCGATGGAACAATTACCGTTAAAGCGACGGGGACTTCGGTTGACGATTCTTATGTTACGCAATCGGCCGCGGACGGAGATATTGTTGTCATAAATGCAAATGATCTTGGTAGCGAGGTCGATATTAAAACCCGAAAGATTCGAGCAGGCAAAGATGCTGGTTATAGACGTGTGTCTGCTCAAATTTTTAGCATAGAAGCTTCAGAAAATAAGATTTCAGCCCAATTTAATCGCAACGGTAATTTGGTTATTTCGATTGAGCAGGGGAATAATTCTAATCCAATCATTTATCAAATGCCTTTGATCGCAAAATCGTTTAGTTGTGGAACAGAAAATTCTAATAGTGTAGGATTTATTTCTTTTTGCGAAGGCAATGGAAATGTGTCCTTCAAAGCTAATTCGGCAGGAGGCGGCAAATCTGTCGAATATTCATCTGAATCTAACGTTCTCTCCTTTGTTGAACAAGCTTCAGACCTAAATAATCAAACTCTTCGCAAAACGTATAATGAACCTGGACGTTTACAACTTGAAACCCATTCAGATGGAGGCAGGAAAGATGTGATTCTGTTTGGAAAAGATGTCGATTCGTCTTTAAATATTATTGAAAAGAAAGGTTATATCACAATATTATATGTTCCATCAGATGCTGATGCCCAGATATACTCATCACCGCCCTCTAAATTGTGCCTAACGGCGGGTGGAATTTACAAATTTTACTTGCGAAATGGAAATTGGGTTCCTGATACTGTGGGATCCTGATGTTTATACAAGAAAAGGAACGTTTTGCGTTCCTTTTTATAATTTTGTCTCATTTAACCCGATAAATTGTCCCACTAAAGCCGCGCCGTTATAGTGTCACTTCATCCTGGGCGACACGGCAAACAACTCATGACCAATGTCC